AGACTTTTTATCTACCATTGCTATTTTAGATGCTTATAAAAAAATATAATTTGTAAAAAATTATATATTCTTATTTTTTATTTTTTATTTATTATAAAATGTTTCACAATAATATTCAGTAAAATCATCACATTCATCATAATCATCATAATCATCATCATTACAATTTTTACCACACTCACAAGATTCAGAACTATAACACATAGGACATGAACCATAGTTATCATCACTATAATTATTATTATCATCATTTTGTTTATCATTCAAATATTTAATGTCATCTATAGTAAGAATAGTTCCTACATTAGTATCTTTACCATGCACATAATTTTTAAAATATAATTTCAATATATCAGGTAATTTATTTTTTTCACTATTTTCATTTTCACTTTCTAAATCAGCATAATTTGAAACATAATAATCTACATCATCATCAAAATAACCACCATCTATATGGCTTAATACTTTAATTTCATATTCATTTTTTTTATTTATATATACTTTAATAATTCCACAATTTTTATACTCAAAAACATAATCTTCATGATGAAGACTATGCCAAGAAGGAAACATATTATATTCTCCTTCAATAATAAAATTTTTCTCACCATATTTAATTCTATAATTATGAAATAATGAAAAAATACTTTCTTTTTTGTCACTCATTTTTTAAATAAATTATAAATTAATATAAGATAGATATTTTATTGTAATATTAAAAAAATAATTATTATAATAAATCAATTTTTAATTAATTATTTAGAAAAATGCATCTAAACTCATTTGTTTTGTTTTTTTAACTTTAACTTCATGTTTAGATTTTTCTTTCTTTATTGGTTCATTCCCAGAAATATTATCTTTACTAATACTATTTACATTTCCTAAATCATTTTCAATAGGACTAAACCAATTATCAAGACTTTTAGTATCTCTCAGTTTAGATTGAGCGTATTCAACTAACGGTTGAAATATTAATTTTTGAACCATTAATGTTTTCAATTGTCTAATTTTTTTTTCAGTTTTAAGCATATCACCACCATATTTATTATACCAAATATTTTCTAATTCTTCATAATACCCTCTACCATAAGGAAACATAGGTAATTTTTCAACAATTAACTCAAAAATTTGGCTCACCGGTTTCATAACTTGATTCAAAATATATTTCTCATAATCAACCTGTAAATTATTCTGTCGCACATAATTAATATGTTCTATTCTATCACCTTGTAGATATTCTACACCAGACTCTTCCTTAATTTTAATAAACACATAAGGAATACGTTCATTACTTGCAGGTTTATTTCCAGGATCTCGCTCAGCCATTCGTTCAGCCAAAACTTTATGTGCTATGGATTCAGGGTCTTTATAATAAGCACTCAATGTTTTACTAATAACGAACATATTCATATCAAAATGTCCATCAATCATTTTTTTCAACTCACCTTGAATAAATTCAATAGACTTTTTCAAATTACGTTCTTTTACTAAACTATCAATAACACCTAAATAACAATGTTTTAAAATAGGAGCATTATCACGCCTTTTCAAAACCAAACCCATAGAAATTTGTTTATAAGTATGAGGACTTTCTTCATATTTAAGTGCTAAATAGCGCTTCTTTGAAATAAGAATAAAAGGATACAATACTTTTTCATAAGCCAAACAATGAACTCCAGGCAACTCAACCTTAATTTTCTCTTCGGCATCTTGTCCAATTTTAATTGCTTTATCAATTAATTCAACACCTTCAGGCATAACACCATCAGCATTTCTTAAATCAAATTTAATAAATATCGAGTCAGTATCTCCATAGACAACATCGGTATTAGGGTAAGTTCGCAATACAAATTCTTTTGCGTGTATAATACGACCACGACCACCCGCAGTGGTTGAAGCAGCAATTTGTGGCTTGAAAAACTTACTAGTGCGAGCACCAATTTGACCATAAATAGAGTTTGCTGTTACTTTATAGGCTAATTGTAATCCATCATAAAGACCTTTTTTAAATGGGTCTGGTTCAGCCTCCATCTTTTTCTTAGTAGCCTTGCGAGATTTTAATAAACCTTGTAAAACACGCGGAATTAGACCTTTACGACCATCAGGATATTGAACAAAACGCACCGTAGTCATACCACATTTACGTTTACCTTTACTCGGTTTTTTAGGATCAATATATTCATAATTATCATACGAACGGTCTAAATAAGATAAACCCAAATCAGCCAATCGTTTAATACCATCATCACCTAACCAATAAGGGTCTTCACAAATACGGTCATGACTTAAATCACTAGTAATCATTTCACTAGGATAAAGAGAACTAAAATCCAATACTACAATAGGAATACTATAAATATCAGGTTTAGGTTTAAGCACAATTGCTCCTTCATAACTTTCATCATTCATAATAATCTGATTAAAATTTTTACTTAATTTAAATTTTTGTTTAGGTGTCTTTTTTATTTCTTCAATATCTTCATCACCTAAATCTCTAGCATCACCAGCCTCATCAGCCTCACCAATCTCACCAGCCTCACCAATCTCACCAGAATCATCATCAATAGTACCATCACCTCCATCTTCATCTTCTCCATTTACAGCATTAGATGCTGCAATATTTGTATGAACGCGTCGCACAGTATCATCAACTTCAACTTCTTCTGGTTCTATTTTTTCAAGAACTGGTAATAAGAAATCTTCTTTAGCACATTCATTTGTAATTAAACTAAATGCTTTAATACCTTGACCTCGTAAGAAAATATAAGCAAAAGGCACTAAGCACACATTACTCATACCAAAATTATTAGGTAATACTTCTAATTTACGTAAAAGACGAATTAATAAAACACAATCCTGAATACAATATTTAGCAATTTCTGCTCTATTATTATCTGTCCCTTTTTGTTTTTCAAAAATATCTTGAGGTGTTACATCATCTTTACCAAGACCCCATAAAGGTCCCGAATTTAAGCACGATTTTGGAATAGGTCTATCTACTTTAATAATGTTATTTTCACGTTCTATATTAAGAATTTTAAGTTTTTCACCATCATATAATTTAGCAGTTGTTGCTGCCATACTAATGACAATATAATTGCCAATATCTAATTCTTTAATATTATCTATTTTAATATAACAAGATGACACCGGACCATCTTCAGTCTCCTCTCGAAAAATAACATCTTTGATTTTGCCTGAAATATAATATTCGGCTACACTATCTAATTTATAAGAGGGTAGTTTTGTTAAAGATGCTTGACATACTTTTAATAAGTCAATTTGAACTCTTCCTGGCATATTAAAATAATAGAGAAAATTGTCACCCAAAGCACTACTACTTAATTTCTTATTAATCATAGCACCTTTTGCATCAGGCACTTTTTTAATAATTTGAGGGTCTAATCTCCCCATATTAATAAATTTAGTGTATTGTGTATTTTGTTCTAATGCTTTAATATCTTCTCGGGTAAGAGTATTCCGCTCAACATCAATACATAAATCAGCAATTCGGTCATACATAAATGATTCATCAAAACCAAATGTATTATATCCAATAATAATATCAGGGTCGTGTAATTCAATGAGTTTAGACCATTCTAAAAGAACATCACGTTCATTTGTCCGCGAAATAACTTCACAGGGTTTATCACCAACTTTAAATTTAGTGCAACCTTCTAATGTAATAATATTATTATGACAAATTTCAGTTTCTCCATAACGCCAAAAAACTGTTCCAATCTGAATTACTTTATCACCTTGTGCAAAACCAAAGGCTTTATTTACTAATATATTAATAAATCTTACCATTGTTTCTTTAGTAATCATTTTATCTTGTAAATCACGTTCAGGTATTTTATGTTTCTTGGCTACGTCGTTAATAATTTTTACAAAATCATCAATTGTAAAGCGGGCATTTTTGCTTGTTTTTGCTTCTTCAATAGCAATAACTTCTTTCATTGCTTTTTTCATTTCATTATTTGCCTTGACTTTACGAATAGGGCGATTACATATAGAATATATTTTATCAACAAATGTCATAAAATCACTACTATTTGTAAATACTTTGGCTTTAATAGGTTTTTTAAGATAAATTAAATCAATCTCATCATCTAATCCAGCAAATCCTAAATTAAGGGCTTGTTTAATCCGATGTATAAAGAAATCTTTTTTTTTAGCAATATTCTGTTTTGCTTTAATATATTTAATAACTTCACGTAAATATGAAATTTCTTTATTTAAATTAGATATAGATTTGTCATTACTCACACCATTACTAACGCCATTTTTATGTTCTAATTTTAATTCTAATAACTGTTTACATTTATCATTCATAAGAATATCATACTCGTCTTTTTTTTTATCAGTATAAATTAAATCGCTCTCCAAATTAGATTTTTCAGCAACAAAACCAGGCACTTTATTATAACCTTTTTTATCAATAGTTCTTATATCGCGAATCCACGCAACAACCAATTGATTAGAAAGTTTTTTACAATCTTTTTTAGGAATTGGGAAATCACCATGACTTGAATCGGCTTCAATATCAAAAGAAGCAATAAGAATAGGTGGTATTTCTGCTTTATCTAAATGTGTAATTTCAGACCAATCGCACGAAATATTAATTTGTGTTTTAGATTGGCGATTTTCTACTTTAAATTTACCAGCAGGAATACTTATCCAACTAGAAGGTTTAATATTAGTATCGTGTAAAAAACGTAATATAGGCTCAAGATCGCTCTCAAATAAATTGTATTTTATTTCCTTTCCTATCTTACCGTTTATATTAAGTTTAATAGGATTTTTAAAAGACCGCTCCATAAAACGATGACCGACTTTACTTTTATGAGCCAATTTTAAAAATGTAAATTTCTGCTCATTCATAAAAGACCAGAAAATCTTCTTTTCTACTAATTGTGTTTTTAAGTCTTTTTTATTTTCATCAACAGTTTTATAAATAGAACGTCCTTTTTCTTTATCAAAATCCATACCTCCTGGAACGATTGAATCTTTGTAATAACGTGAATTCCTTTTAAATTCTTCTGTAAATTTATAATTCTTAAATGTTTGTGCTTCTTCATAATCAGCAATATCATCTTCATTATAATCTTCACAATTAGAACTATCAAAATTTCCAACAAAATCTTGTATTTGTTTTTCATTAAAATCATCAGGAATTTGAACGTAGAAATAAGGTAAATAATTCTTTACTCTTAAACATATACTTTGACCTTTGGCATTACATCCAAAAATGAAAATAGTATATGTCTTATTATGGTCTTGATTTAAGTAAGATTCTTTTCTTTCAATAGGTGTATCAACAGATAAATCACATTCATACCAATCAATCGCACTAAATTCAATAGGTTCATTTAAAGGCACTGAAACAGGACTGTCTTTACGAGGTTTATACGGCGGTAAAGCCATAATTTAATATTAATTTCTAATAAATAATAATTATATAATAAATATTTTTTATCTTATACACTATACTATATTTAAAATTTAATGTTTAAATCTATAATTTTCAATTTTTATAAATGAATAATATTTCATTTTAAAATAAATATTTTTCAATTTTTATAAATAATAAAAAAAATAATAAAAAATATCTATTATTTTTTTATTTTATAAAAAAACACGAAAAAAGTTGTGACAAGTGATCATTTAATAGATTTTTGTTTTTTTTTGGGGGGGGGTGATAAGTGTAGTGTTTTTTGTGCTATTGATTTTAAGTCACATTCACAAGGCAACAGTCTATCATATGGAGCATTACAATGAGGGCAGTTTTCGTATACCATTTTGTAGTTATGAAATACAAGAATATAATTAGTTTTTAATTAAAATAAAAATCATTTTTTATCAAAAATAATAATTTTTACCAAAAAATAAAAGTAAATCAAACAAAAAAAGTAAAACTAAATTAAACTATAAAAAGTAAATCATACCAATACCAATACTAAAAACTAAAATAGTATCTATTAAAATAATATCTAAAGCCAATGATAATAATAAATAATAATACTAACCAATAATATGTTTTAATGTATTTTTGTTCTTCGTATTTTTTTGCTATAGCAATATTATCTACTGTAGCAAAAGGTGATAGTGGTTTTAAATTAGCATAAATGTCCATTACTTCAGGAATACTAAGAATAGGTTTTCCTAAACTAGCATTTACAAAATTATGAACTTGTATAACCCATTTCACAAGTGTATCACGTGAATCTAAATGTGGGGTTAATGGGTATTTATTTATATGTGTGCGATAATGTTTTCTACACGTTTCACAAGGTATAATGTCTTTTAAACTAGTGTAAAAATCGTGATAAACACGTTTGTCATATTCGGTAGGTCTTAGTGGATAATCAAAAGATATAATATGTAATATATACCAAAAATGAGGTCCCCATATATCAGGTTTCATTATAAAATTGTATTATTTATATTTTATTATGATAGTTATATTATATATATAAATTAATTCAATATATTATAATTATATATATTTATAGAATATAAAAAATTAAAAATATTAAAAATATTAAAAAAATTTTAAAATATTATATAAAAATGTTTAGTTTTAACCAAGTTGTATCATAGGTGTGAATGTGCTATCAATAATTTTTTTATGTTTATTTTTATGAAATATATCATTGTCATAATTATCTCCAACAAATCCTGTTTGGTTCATAGGTGATATATAAATATTATTACCTAATAATGTGTTTTTAGCAATAAAATCATTTAAGTTTCCAGTATTATTACTTCCTTTTAACATCATACCAATATTATAATCATTAGTATTATTATTATTTAATGGTTCTTGTGTTATTTTTGGTATTGTAGTAGTTGATACTACACTTTTTGTTGTTGTAGGTGGTGGCATTGTGGTTGTGGTGGGTGGTGGCACTGTTGTTGTGGTGGGTGGTGGCGTTGTAGTGGTGGGTGGTGGAACTGTTGTGGTGGGTGGTGGCGTTGTGGTGGTGGGTGGTGGCGTTGTAGTGGTG